ACAATAAGATCATCAAACTGATGATGCCAAATGGGATAAAATACTGTAGCACTTGCATTACGAATGCCTCCTTGACTGCAACTGCGTAGATCGCCAAACCACTTCTTTAAGAATGGAATCATACCAGTGTGCATAATTTCGCCGCCCCTAATAGGGGAGCCTAATGGACGTAGTCGTCCAATCTCTAAACCAATGCCAGCACGTTTGCTAGCATACTTTGCCATCATTTCTCCACTAGCAAATATGCTGTCCAGATCATCGTCACTACGGATAAGTACACAACTACTAAATTGTTTAGTAGGAGTCCCGAGACCAGCGAGAACAGGAGTAGCAAGAGTGAACAAACCATCACTGGCTGCGGTGTAGTATTCTTTGATGTAGCGCATTCTCGCTGAGTTCGGTTCTTCTTTATGGAAGACAGTTGCTGCCGCAACCATGTATCTAACTTGAGGTGTTTCATATGTTTGCTTTGTTGAACGGTTTTTTACAAGATATTTTTCGATTAGCTGTTCGATGGCAGCATAGCTATAACTTTCATCCTTAGAATGGTCAAGCATGTCGTCCATCTTGTTCCAATCTTCTTCTGTATACCATTCTAATAATTCATTGGTATACAAACCTGTCTCTACATTAGTTTTAACAATTTCGTAAAGACGGGGAGGTTCATACTCTCCGTATACGTCTTTACGTAACATTGACAAGCGTTGCTTGCCCGCTACATATTGGTAGTTAGTATGTCCAACATCTGGATTAGATTCTACATCAATAAGATCGACAATAGCCCTAAGCGTTATTTCATCGATTTCCCTAGTAGAGATACCATCATAAAAGTGAGGCTGTGCTTTAATTTCAATCATTGACTGACTTACATCAGCTATACCAGTGCATATCTTCGCTATTTGCGCTTGCCATTTTTCGAGTGTGAGTAGTTCTTTTTGTCCGGATCTTTTTATTACGTGTATTTTCATTTTAAACCTATTTTTTTAATTATTGGCAGGGGGTCAATATGCTTGACTATGGTAAAATCTTGTAGATTGTTATTTACTACCGTATCGGGCCAGTAATTAAGTATATATTTTGCGTCCTCTACTAGTATAAGAGCCACATCTTCGTTATTATAGTCTTTTGCTTCAACAAAAGCAATGTCTTGTATACCCAACAGATATAGTGTATAAAACATACCCAAACCACGTGCTATATTACAATAATGATTTTCGGATATGAGTTCCCATGGGTTAGGCCATTCATGCACAAAATCACTATGTAGATAGTGACTAACTTGAGGTGCTAGTTGCCACCATTTGTCTACTTCTATGCATTGTGTTTTTATGTCTTTGTCCTCTAGGGACATTCTCAACTTATACCAATTCTTAAAAATGGTATCATACTCAGTCTGAAATAAATTTTCCATTATTTTGTTTCAACACCAAACACCTTAAGGGCTTGAACCACCATATATGGACCAACGAAAGCATCTTCATTATATTCTGCTTGTTCCCAAATCCAAAATTGTTTCTCTCTCAGATACTTTCTGTCTTTCAACAGATTGATGTTTTCTATATGTCCAAAGATGTTAGGGTCAGATTGTCCGAATAACACTACGCCTGGTTTACCTAAGTCCCAGCAAAAATGTTGGAAGAAGCTATCGCAACTCATCCAAGTCTTAGCTTCATTAACAAGAGTTGCTAATTCAGTTAATGAAAGATTTTTTCTAAAATCAGGTACTAACTGTGTCTCGCCTTCAACGCCAACCTGAATGACTGGTTCTTTAACGTGTTTAAGTACTTCTTCCCAAAAGGGATAATTCTTAGGGTGTTTAGCACCATTACGCATAAACTTAGAATAGGGTGAAATTATAATCATTTTGTTGCTTCAATATTTAAAAATATATGTTTTGTATTAGGTGTCACATAACTAGAGTTTGGTTCGCATCTAACTAAGTTTTGAAAGCCGGCCCATGTCATAGTCTTTTGTAATTCATACTCAGTGTAAAGAAATTTGTGAATCAGTCCTGGATTAATCCAACCAGTTGAGAAGAAATGACCATAGAGATTCCATCTACCATCTTGATCGGCTTTGATGAATTCTTTACATGATTCTAAAAAGTCAGGAGTCTCAATCTTTATCTTAGCGCCTGGCTTTAATACTCGATGCCATTCTTTCAGTACATCATGTGCATGTAGGTAATCAAAGTGTTCAATTACATGATATGCTCTGATTTCATCTACTGAGTTATCCATATAGGGCAACTTAGCAATGTCGTATCTTTCATCCGCACGTTCGGCATATAGGTCTATGTTAACAAACCCATCAATATAGTCTCCGCCGCTACCTAAATTTAATTTAATCATACAGACACATTATAGAACTTTTTGAAAGCATCTTCAAGTGAGCCTGTCCAATTCCAACGATCCATATGGGCATAGACGTTGTATTCGTGTATATCACCAAACAATGCTTGTGCTTCGGCAATGCTACGGCCTGGTATGATTTCAGGATAGCAACTGAATATAACTGGGTTTTTAATGTACGGTAAAACTTTCTTAAAGACAATATGGTCACCCATACCACAATCTAAAACAACGATTGTTTGGTCTTTAAAGTTCATGATGTTTTGAAATATACGTTCATCATGTTCAAACATTGCATGAACGCCATCACGTATACCACCTACTTTATTCTTTAAGTGCCAAGTGATAGCATCAGGTACAACGTAGTTCTTGTAGCCTCTCTTAATCAACTCATATGTAAACAGTGTTTCTTCCCTGTGTGCAATGCGTGACAACGACAAGCAATAATCAGCTACACCTGCTCTGTATAAGAATGAACAATGCAAATGATCGACTTCTTTCTTTTGATTGATTCGACCCCATTGTAAATTAGGTTCATTGTATATGTTTTCAATCTTACCGGTAGCGTTAACTTCACCCATGCTAGGCGGAGTTAACACAGAACCACCAACTGCACCCACATTTTCTTCTGCGGTTGCGTGTCTATATAGTGTCTCTAACACGTTAGATTCAGCAATAGTATCATCGTCTAAGCGCCAAACCCACTTAAATCCTCTAGTATTAGCACGTTGATGATTGTGATGTTGACCTTTCTTTTCAGCATATAACCATTCCCATGCAATTCCGCATTCGCTTAACATTTGCATTAGATAGTTATAGTGTTGAATTTCACGAACATCTTTTGGTTCATCGTTATCATCTTGAATGATGATATAGTCAGGGCGTTTTGTCTGTGTTATAACAGACGAAATTGCCATTGGTAGTGTTGTATCATATCTCCCTTTAGTAGAGATTGAGCATAATATTTCTTTGTTCATTTTTTCCAATGTTGATTTACAAAAGGTGCTTCACGATAGTTGATTGGTTGACCATTATGATCCCAATCCCAAAAGTAAATTTGCACAGAGTCTAATCTATTGTAGCCGTTCTTAGCTAGAATTTGTTCTATTATTTCTTTACCCTTATGTTTAGGGTGCAAATCAGTATGTATCTCCATCATGATTTCATTGATTCTAACAAAGTCGTGTGCTGATGCATTCAATATTACATCATACTCTCCGCCTTCGCAGTCTAACTTTAATAGAATATCATGACCAGCAATTTGATCCATAATCTCAGAGAATGTAATTGTCTCAACAACTTCATAGTTATCAGAAACGTTATACATACTATTGGCGCCGGCATTAGAGTTCAAACTAACAGGCAAGAACTGATTACCTTTCTCTGCAACAATCTTCTTATAGGTAGTTATATTTGTCAAACCTAATCTATGAATGTTCTTTAAGAATGTGTTATAAGATGCACTAATAGGTTCTACAGAGATAACTTTCTTTGCACCTAATGAGGCTGCGTACAATGAGAATGCGCCAATGTTTGCGCCAATGTCAATAACAATTCTATCTTTTACTTTTTCAGCAGTTAAATGATACTGATTGGCTTCAATAACTTCTCTGTACATTGCAGGATCTTGTTCAGTTAAGAAACGCAATGATTCTTCTATTGATTTAGTTTGTGATTGAGTCACTGTATTATCCTTATCCCAAACGCATAACATCAAGTTGATGTTTTCTTTATCACCCCTGTTGTGTGGTTCGTCACGTAAACTGCCATCGGGTGCAATAAACTTAAACTTAAATCCCGGAAAGAACGATTCATCTAAGTTATGTATCTTGTGATGCGGGCCCCATAAGCCTGGTGTTTCTAACATAGGAACAGTAATCATTAATCGATTGCAATGTTTCTTTAACTTTTCTACAATCTCTAATCCATTATCCAAATGTTCAATAACTTCAAATGCAATGATAGTGTCGTACTGACCTAATTCATATGTGTTGATATCACCATGAACGAATGTAGCTTTTTCACGCCATTTTTGGTCACGTGCTACAGGGATGATACGCTTATCGTAATCTAGACCGGTGTATTCAATATTTTCAGGTAAGAACTGTAGCCCATATCCACTAGAACAACCTAACTCAAATACGTTAGTACCTAGAATGTTTTGTGCCGCCCATGAGTATCGTGTAATCTCTCTAGGAGCAATCTCATCTCCTTTAAAGAACACAGCACGTTCCCAATAATTACTTAGACGCCATTGGTACCAATGTGGGTTATACTTCCTAGCTAGTGTTAATGAATTAGTTAAGAAGATATCTTCCCATTCAGGAACAAGTTCTTTGTCATGTACAGTGCCCTCACCTAAATGATAGATAGGGAAGTCGCCGCAATACATACCTACTTCTGCGTTCCATGATTTTGTAACACATTCTATTACTTCAAATCCTGCACGTTCGCATTCAATAGAGAATTCAGTATCTTCACCTCCACCTGCGCCGTAATCTAGACTTAGTAAACCAATCTTATTAAACACTCTACGATGAATCATAACGCAGAAGAAAATAGCAAAGTCATGTCCTGCAGGTTCTGATTCGCTTTTAATCAAACAACTGATACCGGCTTTATCATTACCTATAAACACAGACTCTAATTGTTTGACCCAACGATTCTTTTCTTGAGGTAACAATACAGTGTCGTTATTCAACAATACAATCAAGTCAGTTGTTGCAACTTTAATGCCTGCATTACATGCACGTGAGTAACCAAGTGCGTCTGCGTTCCAAACTATTTTTAGATTGTCACTTAATCCTAATAGATCATATTTTTCTTTAAGAGAAGCAAGATAAGTGAATGTGTTATCTTTGCATCCATTAGCACTTATGATAAGTTCAATATCAGTTACGTCTGTGTATTTGAAGATTGATTCCACGCATGGTTTTAGTAAATCATCACAATGATTGTATGTAGGTATTACTACGCTGTATTTCATTTGTTGCCTTTATACTGTATGTTTATAGGCTTCATACCAAGCCATGTTATATTTTTGAGCTAGTTTTAACTCATTGATTCTAAATGTACGTTCCCAATCACTTACTAGTTCGGGATTATGAACTGTACCTTCACCTTGATGCCATAACGGGAATGTACCTACATGTATCTGAGCTTCTTCGCTCCATGTTAATGGAACAGGCTGAACAACCTCATATCCTAAAAGTTGTGCAGCCGCACAGAAGTCAATATCTTCGTTGCCACCTTTTTCATAACGCTCATCTAAGTATCCTACTTTGTTCAATACTTCTCTAGGAAACATTACACAGAAAAAGACACCAAAGTCCATCTTAGTAATAGGGGAGTGTTTCTTTAATGAGCAAGAGATACCGCATTTAGGGTTTTCTTCAAATGCACTGTTTAACAATCGTAACCAATCACCTCTGTGTTGACCGAGGAGAATAGCATCATTGTTTAGCATTACGAGTTTATCACATGTTGATACTCTAATGCCTGCATTAGTTGCTCTTGCGTATCCAAGCGCATCTTTGTTCCAAACTATTTTTAAGTTATCGGACAGTCCTAGATAGTCAAAACTATCTTTAAGTTTGCCCAAAAATTCAAAAGTATTATCAGTACAGCCGTTTGCACTGATAACCAATTCTATGTCACTGAGGTGCGAGTATTTGAAAAGTGCTTCTAGGCACGGTTTTAAGAACTTATCACAATTGTTGTAGGTAGGAATAACGATGCTATATTTCATTTAGGACCCTTTCTACTATATATGACTGAGCAGAAAGAGTCCTAAATTTTAAGCGTATGTAGCGTTTAATGTATACCAGTTTGTAGCATTCATAGCAATAAATTCTACACAACCACCAACTAATAATGAATATGCAACGTTCGCTGAGGCTGCATTGATAGAGTCAGATGTGTTTGGATAAACGTTCAATGCGTTTGCTCCACCGTTTCTAACAATAACACGTAGACCTGCTTCTGCTGTTGGCAATATAACACCTGTACTTGCGGCAACTGTTGTTACATTGTTAATAGCTGTTACTATTACCGTAGCAGTACCTTGAGTAGAACCTGCCGCTGTAATAGCGTCTGTTGTTCCAAAGTCAAAATAACTAGCAGAAATGACGTTAGCACCAGTAATATTACCACCAGTACCTGTGCCTAAAGTCAATGTACCTGTACTTGCATTAAACGCAAACTTAGTTGTAGTTGCTTTAGGTGTTTGATTAGAACCAGTAGCACCAACCATAACAGGATACAATGCAGTAGTTGATGTATCTTGCGTAGCATTGATTGCTGTACTAGGTCCTGCTTGACCTGATGTACCGCTAGTACCAGACCAACCAGAAACACCACTAAATCCTGATCTACCGCTTACACCTGTAGCACCTGAGAATCCACTTACTCCAGTTGTACCGGATATACCACTTACACCAGACCAACCTGATGTGCCTGATGTGCCTGACGTACCGCTAACACCAGTTGTACCTGACCAACCTGACACACCTGTTGTGCCTGACCAACCAGATGTTCCTGATGTACCACTGAATCCTGATGTACCACTGAATCCTGATCTTCCTGAGAAACCGCTAACGCCTGATGTTCCTGATGTGCCACTGAATCCACTAACACCTGTTGTGCCTGATGTACCACTGAATCCACTTACACCTGTTGTACCTGATATACCAGTTGTACCACTGAATCCACTTACACCTGTTGTACCTGATATACCAGTTGTACCGGACCATCCACTAACGCCAGATGTTCCTGATGTACCTGAGAATCCACTAACACCTGTTGTACCACTTATACCAGTTGTACCACTTATACCTGAAGTGCCACTAAAACCGCTTACGCCGGTTGCGCCACTAGCACCAGACCAACCACTTGTTCCACTAATGCCTGATGTGCCACTGAATCCACTTACGCCAGATGTTCCTGATGTACCTGAGAATCCACTGATACCTGTTGTACCACTTGCACCAGACCAGCCACTTGTACCACTGATACCTGTTGTACCTGATGCACCGGACCATCCACTAACACCAGTTGTACCACTTGCACCGGAGAAGCCACTAACGCCTGTTGTGCCTGAAGTACCTGAGAAGCCACTAATACCAGTAGTACCTGATATACCACTTGTGCCACTCCATCCACTTACGCCTGTAGTACCACTTGCACCAGACCAACCCGAGACACCCGATGTTCCTGATGTACCACTTACACCAGTTGTACCTGACCATCCACTAACACCAGATGTTCCTGAGAAACCACTTACACCAGTTGTACCTGATGTACCTGTCCATCCACTGACACCTGATGTACCGGAGACACCTGATGTGCCACTTACACCCGTTGTGCCGCTCCAACCAGATACACCAGTAGTACCTGAGTAACCGCTGATACCAGTTGTTCCTGATATACCGCTTGTACCTGATGTACCACTGAACCCACTAATGCCTGATGTGCCTGAGTATCCACTGATGCCTGATGTGCCTGACCATCCCGACACACCTGACCAACCTGATCTACCGCTAAATCCACTTACACCTGTAGTGCCACTAAAACCACTAACACCTGTAGTACCAGAGATACCTGTAGTACCTGAGAAACCACTGACACCAGTTGTGCCTGAGAATCCACTGATACCTGTTGTACCACTTGCACCAGACCAGCCACTTACACCTGTTGTGCCACTTGTTCCACTAAAGCCTGATATACCACTAGTACCACTAACACCAGTTGTACCACTTGCACCTGACCAACCACTAACACCAGTTGTACCACTTGCACCTGACCAACCACTTACGCCGGTTGTTCCACTAATGCCTGATGTGCCACTAAATCCACTAACACCTGTTGTTCCACTAATACCTGATGTGCCACTAGTGCCACTAAATCCACTGATACCTGTTGTTCCACTAATACCCGATGTACCTGATATACCACTAGTACCAGACCAACCTGATCTACCACTAGTACCGCTTACACCCGAAACACCCTGTACCAATGCAAGAATTAGTTCAGTACCATTAGTAAAATTAGTTGTTCCATTTCCACCTGAAGCTAATAATGTTACCGGGAACGTCCAATAAGTGCTTACTGATGTTGGTGTTCCACTGATTTCCCAACGTTGGAAATTAGTATGATTAGCTTTATCTTGTAATGTTATTACTTCGGTTTGTGTCAATAATGCTAGATAGATATCAATGTCAATACCATCATTAGTTTTATCGCTTATATTGAGTTGAGTAGCACTTATTTGTGTTGCATTATTCCATAAGATATCGCCATTACCAGGATCACCTGATGTAGCACCAGTATCTGCAAAGTATTCAAAGATAGTTGATGAGATACCGGCATTACCTGAAACACCTGATATACCACTAGCACCTGATGCACCCGATGTGCCACTGAATCCTGATACACCGGTAGTTCCTGATGTGCCTGACGTACCACTGAATCCTGATACACCGGTAGTTCCTGAGAAGCCACTTACTCCTGATGTACCTGAAGTTCCTGAGAAACCACTTGTGCCGCTTGTGCCGCTAAATCCCGATGTACCGCTAAATCCACTTATACCGGTTGTACCACTGAAGCCACTTCTACCAGTTGTACCTGAAGTTCCCGAGAAACCACTAATACCCGTTGTACCTGAGAAACCACTGACACCTGACGTGCCTGAAGTACCACTCCACCCTGAAGTACCTGACGTACCTGACCAGCCACTAGTGCCACTAGTGCCACTAGTGCCACTTGTACCACTGAATCCACTTACACCTGTTGTACCTGATATACCACTGAATCCACTGAAGCCTGATGTACCTGACTCACCATATGCAAGCAAGTTGATAGAGAAAGTAGTTGCGTTACCTGAAGAAAGGACTACGCTACCTGAATTTCCGTTAAACGCAGTAAAGTCTACATAATCAGTAGTACCATTTAGGTAAACTGTTTTTGTGCCGCCCTGTGATAAGCCAATTGAGGTAGTAATTTGATTTTGAAAAATAGCAACTTGATTACCATTTATACGAATTTGTGTATTGTATTGGTTATTAGTCACCGCGCCTGCGCCAAACAATACAAATATAGATACGCTATAATATCCTGCTACGTTTGGTGTAAATCGTTTTGTAGAAGCGTTCCACCATCCTTTAGGATCAACATCATCAACGAAATCAATTATAATGTCTGCATTCGTTGTAATAGTTTGATCGCCTGCAAGTTTACCAACAGCTAAGTAAGTACTTGGTGTCAACATACCACCGTCTTGACCTGAGTAACCACTAGTACCAGAGAAACCTGACCAACCTGATGTACCACTGAATCCACTGACACCTGTAGTGCCACTGAAACCACTAACACCTGTTGTACCACTAATACCTGATGTGCCACTAAATCCACTGATACCTGATGTACCTGATGTTCCTGATGTACCACTGAAACCACTCACACCTGAAGTACCTGATGTACCGCTTGCTCCACTTATACCACTCGCACCAGACCATCCTGATGTACCACTCGTACCACTCTGTCCTGACCAACCACTAACACCAGTGGCACCTGAAGTACCACTTGTACCACTCTGTCCTGACCAACCGCTAGTACCTGATGTACCACTTGTACCTGATGTACCACTAGTACCACTTATACCTGATGTACCAGACCAACCTGAAGTACCACTTGCACCAGATGTACCTGATGTACCGCTTACGCCTGTCCATCCTGATACACCGGTATAACCACTAACACCTGATGTTCCTGATGTACCTGATGTTCCTGATGTGCCACTGAATCCACTGATGCCTGATGTGCCTGATGTACCTGAGAAACCACTTACGCCTGATGTTCCACTAATACCTGATGTACCAGACCAACCACTAGTACCACTTGCACCAGACCATCCTGATGCACCACTTGTACCACTAGTACCAGACCATCCTGATATACCTGATTCACCTGACAAGCCACTAAAACCTGATGTACCTGATATACCACTAATACCTGACCAACCACTTGTACCTGATACACCACTAGTACCACTTACACCTGTTGTGCCGCTCCAACCGCTAACACCTGATGTACCGCTAATGCCCGATGTACCACTAATACCTGAAGTACCTGAGAAACCACTTACGCCTGTTGTGCCTGATGCACCTGAAAAACCTTGTGGGCCAATAGCTCCATCTAAGTTTATAGCCCATGATGTATATGTTCCTGATCCTGCAGTTTCAATAATATTAACAGACAAGTCACCTGTATTCTTATTATAGCTAAGAATAGGACCGTTCATTGTATTAGTAGAATTAAAAGCTAAAACAATGTCTTGCCCTACAGTATACGCTAATCCTGTATCTACAACTAGTGTTTTTGTTCCTGTGCTTATAGTCAATGATGTTGAGCTTGTAGTAGCATAGTGGTCACCCGGTTCACCTGAGTAACCACTTAATCCTGAAGTTCCTGAAATGCCGCTTGTACCACTAATACCTGAAATACCAGTGGTGCCTGATTGACCTGACCAACCACTTGTGCCACTTGCTCCGCTAGTACCACTAGTACCACTAATACCCGACCAACCTGATACACCGGTATATCCTGATGTACCGCTTGTACCGGATGCGCCACTAGCGCCGCTTACACCTGAAGTTCCCGAAGTACCAGAATATCCACTTTCACCTGATGTGCCACTAGTACCACTAATGCCTGACCAACCTGAAATACCACTTGCGCCACTAGCACCACTTGCGCCACTAGCACCAGAGAAACCACTAACACCTGATGTGCCTGATGTACCTGAGAAACCACTTTCACCTGATGTGCCTGATGTACCACTTATGCCTGATGTACCAGACCAGCCTGATGTACCACTTGCACCAGATGTACCGCTAGTACCGCTCACACCTGACCAGCCACTTACGCCAGTGTACCCTGATATACCGCTTATACCCGATGTACCTGAAGTTCCTGATTGACCACTAATACCTGACCATCCACTGATACCTATTGTGCCTGAGTAACCACTATCACCGCTAGTACCTGACCAGCCGCTTACACCAGTTGTACCACTATAACCACTAATACCTGTTGTGCCAGATATACCTGATATTCCAGTATATCCTGATATACCAGATGTACCACTAATTCCTGAATAACCACTGATACCGGTGAAGCCACTGATACCACTCTCGCCACTGATACCTGATGCACCGGATGCACCTGAGAATCCACTGATACCTGATTCACCTGAGAATCCACTGATGCCCGATTCACCTGAGTAACCAGATATACCACTCTCGCCGCTGATACCTGATGTACCACTAATACCTGAAGTACCTGAGAAACCACTTACACCTGTTGTGCCTGATGCACCTGATGCACCTGAAAAGCCACTTATACCTGATTCACCTGAGAAGCCACTTATACCTGATGCACCGCTAACACCTGAATAGCCTGATGGTCCTTGTAACGGTCCTATATTAGTCCATGTATTATCACCATTACTTACTGCACCGTCACCTGCATTATAACCACCGCCGGTGTTTTGAATGATGTACAATGTTCCTGCAGGGGTTCCGTTAGGAAGATACGAATAATCAAATACGCTACCTGCAATATTAATTGACTTACCAGAGTAGCCACTAATACCTGATGTACCAGTGTATCCACTAATACCACTAGCACCTGATTCTCCTGAGGTACCTGATGTACCACTAGTTCCACTAGTACCACTAACACCACTGAAGCCTGATGTACCGCTTATACCTGATGTACCGCTTATACCTGATTCACCACTAATACCTGAAACACCTGTATATCCACTGACACCTGATGTACCACTAATACC